GGTTGTATGATTGTGATCAGAAAGCACAAGAGGATATTGTTGATGCAGGGGACACCCTCAAAGACAACTTCCTTGAACTCAAAACTCAAAACAAATTTGACGGTTTTAAAATATGACTAAAAGAGAAGACGTAAACGTCGATTACAATAGTGCTGACAAAGCATCAAAGGCAGCAGAGAATGTCATGAATCACATGCAAGATGTGAAGGAGGGTATGTCTGACAATGCCAAGAAGGTTGCAGAGGACACACCTACCACACCCGAAGAGTTTATTAATAAGAAAGGGTTCACTGCATGGAGAGCAGCAGAAGAGGTCAAGGAGAAACAGAAAGCAAAAGAAGATCAAGAAAAGTTTGCAGTTGACCTAGACAAATACCTTGAATTTTGTGAGAATACATGTAGTAATTTCTCAAAAGATCACGCAGCATATATAAAAAGGTTGAATGATTTAAACGAACTTGGTTGTAACATTTCTCTTCTAGATACTGCTGCTAATGGTCTCTCTGCTGAGGCGGGTGAGTTCATGGAAATAGTTAAGAAGATGAAGTTCCAGGGTAAACCATGGGACGAAGCAAACAAGGAGCATCTAATCAAAGAACTAGGTGACATCATGTGGTATGCTGCACAAGCATCCATGGCACTTGGTCAAAGACTAGATGATATAATCTATGTGAACACACTTAAACTTGCAAAGCGTTATAGTGGTGGAGAGTTCAACGTAAGCGATTCAGAAAACAGGGCACCCGATGACATCTAAACACGGAAAACTAGACCCAGAAGAAAGGGTACTCAGAGAGGTCATGCATGATGACGATGATGACGTCAAAGAGGAAATAGCAGAAGGTTGGTATCCATTAAAGTCTGACTAAATACTTGCATGAGCAGCAAGTTAAAAGACGTATGGGCAAGGGAGAGTAGATTCTATACTCAGGGATTCGAGTGTGAATTTACAAGGAAAGGTCCCCTTGCTGTGTATGGTAATAAGACTAGGCAAGGACAACCTGTTGCAAAAATTGTTGCTGGAACTAAGGTAAAAGTATATCCTATTAAAGGATCATCAATGCCTGCTGTTATAGAAGTAGAAGTAAATAATAAAGGGGATATGAAATGGACAAAGGGTTGGATATCATTGGGTGGATTTGGTGTTAAGATGTCTGTCAGATTGAAGGCAGGATTCTCTATGAAACCACAAGACTTTAAGATGCCATTAGATAAAGCAGTAGGATTTAATGAATATGTTGAAAAAGTAAAGGGAGCAATAAGAGCACGAAAAGGTATACCAGACTTCTTAAAAGATTATATGGTACAGTTAGTTGAATACTGTGCTAACCACGATAATCATGACGAATTAAAAGAGTCATATAAAAAGTTGATGGAATCTGATTATTCTAATTCAATAGATTCTATTGAGAAAGACTTCTCTGAGATCATGGCACCTCTATGTGTAATTGAAAGAGGTCAAAGAGAGTTACATGAGATGGGATACACAGGTATAACTAGACAAAGTGTAAAGGTTTATGTTCCCAAGAAGGGTAACGAACCATTATTAGATTTTAAATTAGTAGGTAAAGATATATCGTATCCATTCTCTGTTAAGAAAGCATCTGGTGTGACCAACACAATTAAACCAAAGCATATCATGGCATTGTTTAATCCAGAAACTACAAAGAAACATAAGGACACAATCGAGTATGAAGTTTTAAAGATCTTAGCAGAGCACCCTAAACCTAATATTATTAATGGACCTTTCTATGGATTCAAACATCTATACAACAAGTTTGGGGGTAGACTGGGTATAGTTCTTAAAGACATAGACAAGATGATTCCTGATAATAGTGTGCCAGTTGTAGAAGAGTACCAAGAGGAGTGGACAAAGGTGATCAACAGGTATTATAATACAGGTATGCAATACTGGGACGACGGTAAGTTCAAGAACGGAAACCATGGACTATGCTCCCTAACCTGTCAGATGGCATTGGAAAAGATCAGTAAAGAGTTCTTAGACTACAAGAAAATTATGATTGATGTCGTCATGTCACAGGTCAACTTCTATAAGTTTTCATTAGACAAAGGAGATCCTAAGTTCTTTATGGAGAATGATCTATATAATAAAGTAAAACCAGATCAAAAGTTTTACTTGCGTAATAAATCAGACAAGAGCAGACCAGATAGAGAGTCAGTCGGAGTACAACCATGAGCAAGAATACACACCTCGAACATTTGGAAGATGATATATTCAATGATGGATATGCTGGTGCACTCAATGGCATCAACTTCTTAAATTCACTTGTAGATATGTTGACCACTGGTAAAGGTGGAAGCAACACAAAGGTTACAGTCAAATGGGATGGTGCTCCTGCTATTATATGTGGCACAGATCCTGAGTCAGGTGTGTTCTTTGTAGGAACTAAGTCTGTATTTAATAAGAACAATCCAAAGATATGTTATTGTCATGAAGACATTGATGCTTTTTATGATGGTGAACTAGCAGATAAGTTAAAGAAATCATACGACCATCTATCACAGTTAGATATCAAGGGTGTGATACAAGGTGACCTCCTCTATACAGAGACACCTCCTATCGTTACCATGGGTGGTAAGGTATGCTATAAGTTTAAACCTAACACTATCACATACTGTGTAGAAAAGAATACAGAAATGGGAAAGAAGGTTGGACACTCTGACATGGGTATAGTATTTCACACAAGATATAGTGGCGACAGTATCAGCACCATGACAGCAGGATTTGGTGTAGATGTATCAGGTATGCAGAACAACAAACTTGTAGCAGTATTCTCGTCTGCATTCTCTAATGTAAATGGAGTTGCAAACTTAACACCAACAGAACTATCAAGTGTAAAGAATGATATTAGAATGGCAAAGACTAATCTACTACGCTCTAAGACATTCTTAAATGCAATAGGTGGTGGTACAAAACCATTTAGTTATGCTGCTATGTTCAAGAAGTATATAAACATCTTAGTCAGACAGAATAGCATCCCCGATAGTGCAGAGAAGATGGCAAAGGGTTACATATACTATGTTGAGAAAGAATTTGGTAAAGAAATTGCTAAGAAAAAGAGTGAGAAAGGAAAAGAAACATGGAAGAAACAGAAGCAAGAGAACCTAACTTATCTAAATAGTAACAAGAGTGTCATTTTCTCTGCCCTTACTGGATTCAAACTGTTGATGAAGGCAAAGGTTAAGATTATAAATAAATTGAAGAAGATAGAAGGTGTCGGCACGTTCCTTGAAGACGAGGATGGATACCGAGTTACAAGTCCAGAAGGATTTGTTGCTATCAAAGATGGTTCAGCAGTCAAATTAGTTGACAGACTTGAATTCTCTCGTGCAAACTTTACTGTGGCAAAGAATTGGTCTAAATGAGATTTCGTCAGTTCATCATAGAGGCAGAAACGCCTAAGAAGAAACCTACATCCTCTGCTAAAAAGCAAGAGGTGCAGGATAAGCACGTCGCATTTACCTTTGGACGATTCAATCCTCCTCATGCAGGACATGGTAAGATGATGGACGCAGTGAAATCATATGGTGGAGACTCAGGTAATTACAGGATCTATCCTAGTAGAACGCAAGACAATAAGAAGAACCCACTGTCAGCAGACCAGAAGATAAAGCACATGCGTGCGATGTTTAAAGACCATAAAGACAAGATTCAGAACAGCGAAGCACATAGAAATATATTTGACATCATGAAAGACCTTAACGATGAAGGTCATGAGCATGTAACCATGGTAGTTGGTGACGATAGAGTAAAAGAGTTTGATAAACTCACCAAGAAATACAATGGAGTGCACTATGACTTCAAGAGTATTAATGTTAAGTCTGCTGGTAAGCGTGATCCTAAGTCTGAGGATCCTTTGGAGAGACTTAGTGCAAGTGCTTTGCGTAAGCATGCTACAAAGGGAGACCACGAAGCATTCCATGCAGGCACTGGTGGGTATAAGAACAGTAAGCAGATGATGGCAGACGTTGCAGCAGGGATGACACCAAAAGAAAAGGCAGCAAAGGCAGCGAAGAAAGCAAAGGCGAAGTTAAGTACAGCAACAGGTACAAAGGAAAAGACAGTCAAGGAAACATGGGAGTTTTCTCCTAAGTTAGCACTAGAAGATTTGAGAGAACACTATATTCAAGGTGAAATATTTGATACTGGTACACTCATAGAGCATGACAACACAGGTATTAGAGGTCACATAGTACACAGAGGAACTAACCATGTCATATTCAAGGACGAGTATGGTGATGAGTTCAAAGCATGGTTGGGAGATATTACAGAGATAGCAATGAAGAACCCTAAAAAGGATAAGGGTGTACCACTAGGACGTAAGAGTAATCCATATGGTAAGCGTGCAGTATTGAAGATGCTTATCAAGTCAGTAGCAGAGAGAGAAAGATCCAAGGCAGGAGTAACAAAGGAAAGTGCAAACATCAACAGGAATGATCAGAGTAATTACAGTGCGGATGATGGGTCAGGTAACGATTGGAAGATAGGAACAGATAAATATAGACAGGCAGTACAGGCGATGACTCCTGGGCAAGCGACCAAGAAGTTTGCTGAGTTCAGAAAGTCTGTCAAATCTAAATAGTAATACCACTTTATCAAACCATGTTAGATATTAAGATAGGATCTGTGTTACTAGGGTACAGTTTGCAAGAGCAAACCCAAATCCTAGACTGCGTTTACGGAGGAGAAGATCCAAAGACCAAGCGTATAGAGGACGCAGGCAGAGCAATCGTTGACATCATTATGAATCACGAGGAGATCGTCGAGGGTTATGCAGGATTCCCTGTTGAAAAGAAACTGATTGACAAGAACAAGATCAAGTTCGACAAAGATCGTAACATCGGTAGAGTGATATCACAGGGCGGAGAGTCATTTGTTATAACAGGTATGAAGAATGACGGACGCTATCAAATCATGGGTAAGAAGGGAGAAAAGACTGCTAAGGAACCCAGAGACCTAGGATTAAATTTACAGAGACCAGGTGGTGTAACAGAAGGCATAGATATAGATGCACTACACAACGAAATGGTCGAGAGTTTGAAGCAGGCACGCAAGAACGTTGGTGCAGGCAAATGTTGGGATGGGTACAAAGCAAAGGGCACCAAAACAAAAGGTGGTAAGCAAGTACCAAATTGTGTTAAGGAAGACGAACAACCCCTAGACGAAAAGAAAGGTTTGTGGGATAATATCCATGCTAAGAGAAAGCGTGGTGAGAAACCAGCAAAACCAGGGGACAAAGACTATCCTAAAACACTCAATGTCGAAAAGTACTCTTGGCGCAATGAACTAGGAATCGAATCATGAAACCAGACCAAGACAAGCGAGTCACTACCACTGTAAAGAAGAACGGTGTGACTATTAATCCCAAAAAGGAGGACCTCATGCAGGAAAAGAATTTAGACGAGAAGAAATTAGATCCAGTAGGTAAAGAAGACAAGGACATCGACAATGACGGTGACCATGATAAGTCTGATAAGTATCTATTGAACAGACGTAAAGTCAGATCTAAAATCATTAAGATGAAAGAGTCTACGCTCGAAGAACTTCGTAAGAAACGCACTGCTCCAAAGGCAGAGGGTGCAGTTGATAACACACCCGAAGAAGGACACGAAGTTGAAGAAGAGACTGTCAAAGAGTATGCTTCTGTTGACACTTCTGCTAAGAAGAATGCTATCAAGGACAGAATGAAAACTAAGATGATGCAGATGACTGCTGACCATGATAGAAAGAAAGCAGGGATGAATGTTAAATGAAAGCGTGGAACTTAACGAATTAGATAGTGCTCAATGGAGCAAAGGAATAAAGCATGAACTTCTGACTAAATCTAGAAATGCTCATCAAGCAGCAAAGGATAAGAAGGGTTACAAGGATTTCGTTAAGAAAAAGACAGAGGTCGTTAAAGACAAGAGAGGTATACGAGCACTGCATAAAGGTAAGTGGGGTTACATGAAGGACCGAAAGTTTACCGCAGATAAGTAGTATATATAGAGTAGATCTACAATAATTAATTATGTTCGGATTTCTACTACCTATTGCCTCAAAGATCATCTCTGACGCAGTAGATAAAATACCAGATGATGCTGAACTCGGTGAGAAACTCATCGACATCTGCCTAGTTATACTAGGAAAGGCAGTAAAACTAACTAAGACGGATGCTGACGATAAGTTACTGGCGACGGTAGCAGAAGCGATCAAGAACCGCGAATAAGATAATCAGGGAGGGCAACCTCCCTTTTTTTATAAATAAAATATAGGAAACACATTGTACTTGGAGTAAAGAATGGCGATCTATGGTAAGATTGACGCTGCTGCATTCACACAATCAATAGGAGTCACCAATGGAGACGCTACTGTATCTAAGAATGCTGCTGATAGCGTTGTCCCAGGTGACGTACTAGAAATTAGTAGCGTTGCATATATTGTAAAGCAAGTCACTAGCACAACTGCTATTGAACTTCACAAGAATTACGCAGGATCAACAGCGACTGTTGCTGCTGCAAACGTAATCAAGAGAACACCACCAAAGGCGGTTGCAGAGTATGTAATCAAGGGTGGAGATAGTATCTCTAATTACCAGTTAGTATTTGTAGATACCACAGAAGACGGTATTGCATCTAACAAAACAAGAGGAATTGACGGACCTGGATGGTGGTTGTATAGAACATACCAGACACATAATGGTACCGAGCGTCATAAGGCAGAGAAACTTGCATCACTTAGAGTGGCAGCAGGAACATCAGGTGACGCAGCAGACGAGACAGTAGTAGCAGACGTACTTGAAACTATCACAGTTGGTACACAACCCGCTAACTCTACTTCATCTAGTGGTGCTGGAACATTCGTTGCTGCATTCACAGTTGATCAGTCTGGTACTAAGGTATACAAATGGCAGAGACAGACAGCAAGTGCTACTACTCGTTGGGTAGATATAAGTGCTTCACTTGATACTGGTATTACCTATGCTAACTTCACTACTGCAACTCTTGCATACAGTGGACTAGCAGGAACAACACTTAACGGATACAAGTATCGTTGTGTGTTAAATACAAGCAAAGGTGCTGAGACAAAGTACACTGACGGTGCTGCTACTCTAACCTTCGGTTCTTAATCTAAAAGTTTTATGTTATGAGATTTGATGAATTAAATGAGAAGAATCATTTAATGTTTGCAATCAAGTATTACGAAAACCCACACTCAGTTACAATAGACGACTTCATGGAAGACATGAAGAAGTTTAAGTATCTGAAACGATTACTTAAAAGGTACATCAAGACAGGTGTGCTTCGTACGAACTTGATCCTCAATCATTTGATAGTGTTGTTCAATGTGTTTGGAGAAGGAACGTTACCACTACTCATGTATAAGTTAGAACGTGAGTATTGGTCTGTTCTTAAAACATTTGTTATCTACCTCAACCGTTATAAAGAAGGTGATGGTGGTAGCATTGACAGCGTTGCTATTGATGATGATGTTAAGAAAGAGTTAGACTCACTATGATTAATGAAGATGCCCCAACAATGAGTGCTGGCACAGGTGGATTCTCAGGATCCTCTGCTGCTAATGGACCTGTTGCAGGGTTTGATTCTATGATGGGAGTTGGTAAACTCACTAAGAAGAAACCTAAGCGTAGAAAGTACGTTAAGGAAGAGGTCTCTAACGCAAGTGTAGACCTAGAACAAAAGACTGCCATGGCATTGCCCTTCCGTGTTTCCTATAAGGACGAAGCGATGGACTTTATATTATATGGAAAGTCTGAGCAAGCAATCAGACTAGAACTAAGAAAGATATTTCGTCCAGAGAAAGCAAAGTATTTCTCAGTCAAGAGGTTATATCCTAATCAAGTGATCAAATTCTACTGGGATAAAAGACAAGCGTCTCTGAAATAATGTCAGATATAAACAGTGCTATTATAGAAAGACTCGAACGAGTCGTTGACACCTTGCAGGAGAACTCTGTAAAGATGGG